ATGTAATTTGCGTATCCTTTGCATTTCCACCGCGAGTTCTATCCACATCAAGAATCTCCTCTATCGTTTCGATGATTTGATTTCTTGCTGTATCAATTTCTTTACTTTTAACAAAACATACCAAGTCATATGTTATTGTTGACATTCTTTTTCCAAGCGTACCGCCAAGTGTTGAATCTTCTCTGTTTTCGTCTGCTGTTCTCACTAAAACTGCTGGAAACTGCCTGTTTGATAATTTATCAAAATCAAAAGTCTGACGAGTTACAAAAGCAAGCCGTATCGGTTGCACTGCTGTTTTGAGCGTATCAACAATATTCTTTGCAATGTTTTCTCTGCTGCTCATGTCAAATGTCTCTCAAATACTTTTGCTAAACGCTTTTCTTCACGTTTATTGAATCCCATAAAAGGTCTATTTTTGTTATTAAAACTTGCTTTTTTATTTTGTTCTCTACCGACAAAGAATATCTCTGCTTGTTTACGGTTTGCTTTGGTGGTCATCGCACCTAGCATCTGCCCTGTCATCATCAAATTGACAATGCCTGTCTTATCTTTTTTAGATTTCTGTATGAGATATTGTTTACTGTAAGGTTTAAACTTACCTTTAAAACCAATGCCTTTTTCAGTGCGATCAAGAATGATCTCCACACCTTTTTGCGCTGTAATTGATAATGCTTTTTTTGTACTGTTTAATAATTTTCTACCACGCCTTTTAATAATCTTATCAAGGGTGGGTTCAACTTTAACTGTAAACTGCATTATCTAACTAAACGACCATCATTAATAGGTATTTTTTCATCATCATCAATAACACTGTTTTCATCATCGTCATATTCAACGCCATCACGAAACACTGCCTCGATTTCCTCACCGTAGCGTGATTTATAAAAATCAATCATTCCTAAGAATCTATCGTTATCAACCCAATTAGTAAGTTGCGGTAGTGCATACTTCCAAAGCACCAAATAAACAGCCGATCTCGTCCACTGTGACTCGGTAAGGTACTGAGGCTTAAGTTCACCCGCAAAACCTCTCTTATCCCACCAAACAGCCCTTATATGGCGTTCAATGTCTGCTTGCGCCCTTGCGTGTTCGTCTGCAAAACTATCGATACCAAAACTTAAAATATCGGGAACAATATCTAATAAATCCGAATCTGTACTCATTGCCATATGATCACCATTTAACTCGATCAGCCCAATATGCTGCCGATGCTGTTTTATCTCTGCGCCCTCGCGCTATATCTTTTGCGAACCTTGCTTTGAAACTTCGCCTTTTTGCTTTGTCTGCTTCACTCTCACCTTTTCGTGGTGGTTTGTTATCAGCTCCCTTCATACCAAAACGAATCAATTTTATTTTATCCCCTTCTTTTGCTAATACAGCATGAGATTTTGTCGGATGTTTTGGGGTACGCTTGGGTTTGTTGTAACCCTCAAATCGCTCACCTCGATAAACAATCATTTTTTGCGTCTCTTTTTTCTGTACTCTCTAATTTTTGCCCATTGCAATGCGTCAACTTGTCGCGCCTTTCCACCTGTCAAAACGCTATTAACTCGCGCCATTGCCCAAGCACTTGGCGAAACACCAGGTCTCCGACCCGATGAAACCGCTGCACCTAGTCCTTTTAGATAGATCGCTTTTAATGCACTAAAAGGGGCGTTAGCCGCCTTTGCTTTTCTCTGTAGTGCTGTTCTCTGTGCGTTATTTAGTTTTGCCAAATCGTTTCTCAAATGCGATGGTGTATTTACTTCGTCTGGTTTTTTTCTTTTTAGAATCACCTGCTAATGATCCCAGTAACTTGCCGCTTTTTTTCATGCGCTCAAGTTGTCTAATTCTTTTTTTGCGTTCCTCACCTTTCAATCCAGATAGGTATTTTTTTGGAATCCTGACACCAGATTTTGTTGTGATTGATGGTGTACGTCTTAACTTTGCCATATCTAGCCCTGTAAAAACCCCCACCCGAAAGTGGGGGATTTATCATTATAATGTTGCGTCAAACAACATCTCGACTCCATAAGAGTCATCAAGCTCTGCAACGCCATATACCGCAGTTGCGTTTAGCTCGTCTGCCCTCAAACTAGCATCCCTTTGTACTTCAATCTCAAAGTCACGCTTCATCGCTATGGCAAGTGCCTCTGGTACAAATACCGCACCTTTAGCATCCCCAGAACCATCGACTGTAATGTTTGATGATTGATAGATATCAATACCAGCAAGTGAACCGACAAAACCGTTCATCATTGCCTCGTTCTGAGCTTCTCCACCATTCGGATTTGCAAACGTGTTTGTTAAGTTTGCTTGTAGTTGGAAAGCATGGAAAGGGTGTAATACTGCCGCGACTGTTCCAGGAGCATTTGCAGCCCTCAGAGTAGCCGCTGCTTTAAAGATGTCAGCAACCGTTATCTCTTGAGATGCAGCACCGAGTGATGTGCTAAATCCATCAAACAATGCAATTAAATCCTGATCCATTTTCTTTGCGATAGAATTACCCAATACAGTTCCCAATTCTACTGCTGGATTACCTGCGCCCATCCTAGCAACGTCAGTGAGTAATACTTGCGCACCTACCTCTTTGATTGTTGCTGTAACGCTTGAAGTGCTAACCGTAGAACTAGACATATCTGTTCCTTCGGTCAAATCAGCCGCTGCGACAGCGGGATATTTCGGCACTTGTATCGTCTTGCCAGCCTGTGCGCCAATGTTATAGTTTGTGACCAATCCAAGCATTATGGATTGTTCCTCTGCTGTAAAACGAGCCTGTAAGATAATATTCGCAAACAGATCGTCTAAAGTTGTTGAAGTTGTTGCAGCCATTTTTCTATTCCTTAGTTATATCAAGTGGCTTTCATTGATTTGACGTAAGCCTCTTTGCCTCCGTTATTCCAATTATCGACCATATCTTGATGCGTCATTTGTTTTTTAACTGACCCTCCAGAATTACCTAAAGTGCCAGAGCCACCGCTTTGCGCCCTCACAAAATGAGGATTAGCGTTTAAAAATTCTGAGACTGCTTGATCAACTGTTAATAACTCGCCTTTGTCACTATATCTGACAACACCTTTATTATCTGTTACCTCAACTGTCCCATCCTCTGATAAACGAATGTTTCGTTTTAAAAGAGTAGAAACTTGATCTGGCGATATTGCATTGTGTTTTGCGCTTGCGTTCATTAGCTCACCATCAACTAACGTGTGTTGCAATCTGCTCTGTAATGCGTTTATCTCCTGATCTTTTTTGCTTACCGTAGTCTTTAAGATTTCCTCAAACTCACCGCGTTCTTTTTTAAGATTGAGTTCGGCTTCCTCTCGCTCTTTCAAAACTTGTCGTGCTTGATCGAGATCAATATCACCAACTTGTTTTTGAAATTTTCGCTCCTGTCTTGCCAACCTATCTGCGACAATCTTGTCTATCTCTGACTGTGTAAACGTCTTTTCCTGTATTTGTTCTGCCGTTGTTTCAGTTTCAACTTGTGGTTTTTCCATGTTTTCTTCGGACATGTTCCGCACCTCTTTTGAGTAGTTAATAATTTATCTCTTTACCATTTTTTTCTTTTTCTTTTTGGGTCTACCAACTTTTGACCCATAAGAACCTTTACCCTTTGGCATAATCAATCCTCGAATATTGGTCTAAAATGATGGCGGCAGTTATAACCGCCCCGTACGATGAACGGATCACCTGGAGCTTTACCTTTCCAAGTGCCCGACCATTCTTTTTCAATCTCATCTAGCGTAAATGTTTTACCTGATCGCTTACGACAAAACTCTCTCGTGTCCTCGATATTCGATCCGTAATACTTCCATTTTGTTGCACCACTCTCTTTACCGATTGCGGTATTAATTGATGCGCTAAATTGCATGAGTGAATCTTGCATCATTTGGGTTGAGTATCTTTTAAGATTACGACCTAAACGATCCCGACCGAATAAAGTTTGTAATTTTTTGACTGCATCTGCTTTTTGTTTTTCTGTTCCGTTTGCAGCTAACGCGACTAATCTGTTCGCTTCAACGGAATCACTTTGTTTATAAATACCGTTGATGCTACCTCGCAGGTTTTCAATCGACTCGCTCAACGCTCTGCCAGTTAAGGTGTTTTGATACACCTCAGTTGCGAGTATATCTAAATATTCGTTTGCGATAGCCTCAAAACCTTGAAATGACAAACGCTGTAGCTGAGTTACAACGCTTGCATCAACCTGTGTAAAATCACCATATTTTCGTAACATGGTAAGGGTGCTATTTGCCACTTTACGATAATCTTTGATCGTCTCCTGAACCTCTGCTAAAAACTGCTCATCGAGCAATCTTCTAATATCAGTTCGCGCTGATAATGCCCATTCTAAATCAAACAATGCACCATCTCTTAGCGGTGCAGTTGTCATCAAATCTGCAATCTGCTTTTCTAGCTCAATTAAAGCATTTGCAAGCCTTTGTTGGTGACTTGCTGCAAGTCTATCGAGTAGATCAGCATAATCTGTATCGGCAGCCATTAGACCTCAATCTCTGCCTCTTCGTCATTATCTGTAAAGTCTCCTGCTACCTCTCCTGGTTGTCCTTCGATTTCTGTATGTACTTGATCTAATATTTGATCATCAAGAACCAAATCAGCAATCTTCTTATCGACCTCATTAGTGAGAGTATTTGATCTTATGCCCGATGCTTTTAACTGCTGCAAGAAATTTAATTCTTTTTCGTAATCTCGTATGTCAAATGAGTCTGGATAACTTATTTCAACATCTGGTTTGACACCTTGCCAATCGCAAAAAAACGTCCACATTTGCTCCTCTGCCAGTTCTAATATGTCAGCCTTCTCACTGAGCTTTGCATTGAGTAATTCAAATTCAGTCTGCATAGCAACTCCAGACTGTGTAATCACCTCAGTTCCGCGAACTGCTCCCATATGAGCCATTCTGTTAATAGCTTCTACTTTATCAGAAATTGAATTTCTTACCGCGTCTAAATTAGAGCCACTAGGTTGCATTTGATAGGGTTTTAAACCTTGATCTAAATCATCTGGTAGATTA